AGGATTTATCACATTTACGCTAAGGGTGAGTGTTTATATCACAATTTAAATGAGCAACAATTCCAAGATACCTGGCAACAACTTCAAGGTATGGTAGGATTGATGAAGACTGACTATTCTAGGGAAGATCTCTCATATGAAACTGTGCAATTACTCACAGAAAATAGGTTCGGAGAACCGTCAGGACACGACTCCTATTGACAACTACATACCACTGAACTATAATTGAACTGAAGTTTATTCCGACTCATGGCAAAAGGATTTACTGTTAAGACTGTACCCCCCAAGAAAAAAGCACAACAAGATACTGGGTGGGACATTGATGCGATTAAAAAGCGTATGCAAGGCAAGAAGATTGTATTTTGTCTTCCAGGGCGCGGTTGCTCGTATTCATTTTTAAAGAACTTTGTACAAATTTGTTTTGATCTTGTACAAAACGGAATGAGTATCCAGATCAGTCAGGATTACTCATCAATGGTTAACTTTGCACGTTGTAAGTGTCTTGGTGCAAATGTATTGCGCGGCCCTGATCAGATTCCCTGGGACGGGAAGCTCGAGTATGATTATCAACTGTGGATTGATAGTGATATTGTATTCACAAGTGAAAAGTTCTGGCAACTATGTGACTTGGCAATCAATGCTGAGGGCGAAGAGAAAGAAATCGTTGCAGGATGGTACTCCACAGAAGATGGGCAGACTACTTCCGTTGCACACTGGTTGGAAGAAGATGACTTCCGTAAGAACGGTGGTGTGATGAATCATGAATCCATTGAATCTATTTCCAAGCGTAAGAAACCTTTCACAGTTGACTACACAGGTTTTGGATGGGTGATGATTAAGAATGGAGTATTTGAAGATGAAAAGATGAAGTATCCATGGTTTGCTCCTAAGATGCAAGTCTTTGAAAGTGGTGCAGTTCAGGACATGTGTGGCGAAGATGTGTCATTCTGTCTGGATGCTATTGATGCAGGATATGAGATCTGGTGTGATCCTCGTATTCGTGTAGGACACGAAAAAACTCGCGTTATTTGAGGTATTAAATTATGGCAGTACGTGCAAAAGTTGGTTTAGTAAAAGACGGGTTTATGCCCGGCAAGCCGAAAAAAACTCGTCAAGGAGAGGGCAAAAATACAAAGTATACCGCAACCTCTCGTAATGGAAAGCGCAAAGCATATCGCGGCCAAGGCAAATAATGGCAGAGTACCATGAGAATATGTTCTCCATACCAATCTTTCATTTTCATGTGAACGATTGGGAAATAAAAAAGGAGAAAATCATTGATATTGCTTCTAAAGCAAATATGACGAAAGATATCGGGGGAGATTATTGCTCTCATGATTATTTTGATAATCAACAATCATATTCTCATGAGTTAATGCCATTGGTTATACCAGAATCTCAACGATTGGTTGATCATATTGGTAGTGACATTCGTTATTCTGTTGATCGATTTTGGTTTGAAAGTTCAAGTTACGGCGAGTGTCATACTCCTCATAATCATGGCAGCACTGGTTTCAGTGCAGTGATGTTTGTTGATTACGATGAAAAAGAGCACGATCCAACTCATTTCATTGGCCCTTTCAATAATTTTATTGATGGAATGGATTTAAATTATATTCCTATGGGAATAACGAGTGGATCAGTAATTTTCTTCCCGTCAGTCATTCATCACTACACCACACCAAATCGGAGTCATAAATCTAGATTAATTCTATCATGGAACATGAGTATTTCTGGTTAAATCATTTTTACTTTATCAACTTAAGAGTTCGTTAAATAATATTAACAACTTTTTATTTTATGGCAGCATTAATTTGTAATCTACCTTCAGTTGAAGTATGGGTAAGAAAAGAATATCTTACTGATCATCAAAGTGGGTGGGGAGAATATGTAAAGGGCGTTTGGGTTTCGGCAAAGTCGATTCCTGGACGCGCTTTTTATTTTGAGACATACTTACCAGAGTATGCAGCAATGTATGATAAGTTACCTATCAGTGCATTTTTATCAGAACCAAAGAAACCTGATCCTGATATGAGTTTACAGAACTTACAGTTTTGGAACTGTATGGATTATGGTGTAGTTGCTGTAACCAAACAGTTTATTGGTAGTATGGATTATGAAGTCTATACAAGAGATCATGGAACTATGAAAGGTACTTACATTTGTACCCTTGATAATTATCATCAAGATCCTGATGTGATTGATTATGCAACATCAGAAAATCCTTCAGAACATAAGTCTCATAACTTGATAGAACTTGTTAATGGACAGTATGCATTATATCCAAATAATAGAACACGAATATATGATAATAGTTTGACACCAGAAAAACCAAAGACACCAGACTTTAAGGTATCTACTGAGTATTATCAAGTTGAGAATGGATATGACAGAATGGGACTTGGTGATCAAGAAAGTTACTTCTGGAAAACCGCTCAGGAACGAGATAAATAAAGCATATTTGCTTGTAAAAAGTGCCAGTTCAACGTGCTAGTAAATCGTTTAAGGATGTTTCGATGTCCTTTAAGGTAAGTCCTCTTAACTATGATTTAATTGCAAATAAAAATGAAAATGCAATTGCACGTTCAATTCGCAATTTAATTCTTACTACTCCTGGTGAGCGTCCTTTTAATCCAGAATTAGGATCACAAGTTAGTCGATTATTATTTGAACCAATTGATGATATAACAACTCAAGCATTAAAGGAGCAGATTGAGAATACCATTAATAATTTTGAACCTAGAGTAAGACTTCGTCAGGTTGTTTGTAAACCAAATTATGACGCAGATGAATATGATATCTCTATTCGTTATGACATTGTTGGGATAGAAGCAAACTCCCAGCAATTATCATTCGCATTACAACAGACACGATAATGGCACTAGTCAACTTTGCCAATTTAGATTTCGATCAGATTAAGCAGTCGATTACAGATTACCTGCGATCGAACTCTAATTTTACCGATTATGATTTTGAAGGATCTAATCTTTCAACTATTATCGATGCGTTAGCATATAATACATATATAACCTCATATAATGCCAATATGGTATCTAATGAGGTATTCATTGATTCCGCCACTCTCAGGGAGAATGTGGTGTCTCTGGCGAGGAATATTGGTTATACTCCTCGTTCTAGTAAGTCATCAAGAGCTAATATTTCTTTCATTGTGAATACCGCTAATTATAGCGTCAAACCACAAACAATAACACTTAATAAAGGAATTGTTGCAACGTCAAGATTTTTTGGCGATGAGAGTTATACTTTCTCCATAATGGAGGATATTACAGTTCCTGTTGTAAATGATATTGCTACTTTTAGTAATATTGATGTTTATGAGGGTACATATGTAACGAGTGAATTTAGTTTCAACTCCTATGATCCCAATCAAAGGTTTATCTTAGACAATCCAAGTATTGATATATCAACAATCAATGTTACTTGGAAACCATCAGAATTCTCATCTGTAAAAAGAAAGTTCCGTAGATCTGATAGTTTATTTGAAGTAAATAGTCAATCTCCAGTCTATTGGGTACAAGAGATCGAAGATGAAAGATATGAGTTAATATTTGGTGATGGAGTTTTTGGTATTGCTTTGCAAGAACCAAACTTTTTAGAGGTGAAATATCTTGTCAATAATGGTAGTAATACAAATGGAATATCAGATTTATCATTTAATGGCAAATTAACTACATCTAGAGATAACATTTCTATTGATTCAGGAATCTCACGCATCACAGTTAATACACCATCTTTTGCTGGTGCTAATATTGAAAGTATCGAGTCAATTAAAAAGTATGCTACTCAAACTTATGCTTCTCAAAACAGAGCGGTAACATCAACTGATTATGAATATATCATCCCTAAAATTTATCCTGAGGCGGAATCTGTTTCAGTATTTGGTGGAGAAGAATTAAATCCTCCACAATTTGGTAGGGTGTTTGCAAGTATCAAACCAATTAATGGTGCATATCTCTCCAACTTAGTAAAAGATAATATCAAGAGAGAAATTAAAAAATATTCTGTTGGTGGTATTGATTTGGAGATAACCGATCTGAAATATCTCTACATTGAAGCACTTGTTAATGTTTATTATGATTCTAATAATGCAAATAGTGGTGATCAGATAAGATCAATCGTTTCTACTAACATTGATCAATATGCATCATCAACTGAGATTAATAAATTTGGAGCAAGATTTAAGTATAGTAAGTTTCTTAACATCGTAGATAACAGCAATACTGCTATAACATCAAAT